GACGTTTTGAGTTTCAGGTGCGCTCGGCAGCAGCCGAAGACGGAAAAGGCGAGGAGCTGTATGTTGAAGGCTATGCCTCAGTATTCGACAGCCCTACTGTCCTGTTCGAGTATGAGGGCAGGGAGTACAAGGAGCAGATATGCAGGGGAGCCTTTGAAGGCTGCCAGATGTCAGACGTAATATTCAACTATAACCATAGCGGAAAGGTCATGGCCAGGACAAGGAATAAGACTCTTGAGCTGAACATTGACGACACCGGTTTATTCGTCAGGGCAAGACTTGACGGTACCGAGGAAGGCCGCAAACTTTATGAGGAAATCAAAGGCGGGTATATAGACAGGATGAGCTTCGCTTTCCGGATAAGCGAGGAGTCGTTCGACAAGGATGAATTTCAGTGGAATGTACGCAAAATCAAGCGTCTCTATGATGTGTCCGCAGTCGATATACCGGCATATGATGATACAGTTATTTCGGCAAGAAAAGATTCTATCCTGGAGGCGGAAGCTCAGGAAAAGGAAAAACAGCTGGCGGAGGCCAGACTTGCGGAAAGAAGAACCGCTCTGATCGAAAGACTGAGCAAACACTAAACCACAGAAAGGAAAGAATCATTATGAACGAGAAGAGATTACAGGAAATCGCTCTCCGTAAGAGCGAACTTGCAAAGGAAGTAGAGTCAGCTGATGAGAAGCGTCTTGCAGAGATCGAGGCCGAGACTGCTGCACTCGAGAAGGAAGAGACAGAGATCCGTAAGAAGATGGATATTGCCGCAAGACTTAAAACAAACACACCTGAGCCTGCCAGAAGCACTGCTGAGGCTGAGGAAAGAGCCAAGACATTCGCAGAGACGAAGAAGACTACTATCAGCGTAGAGGAGACAAGATCAGCAATCTCCAAGAGAGCTACACTTGTTTCAGGCGGCACACTTGCAACACCTACCGGCGTTAGCGGCATCAATGACATGAATGACGGAGAAAGCTCCATCATTGATATGGTATATGTTGAGAACTGCGAAGGCATGGGCAGCAACAAGGTTGCTTATGTATCAGCTGGCATGACAGCAAGCTCACAGACAGAAGGCAGCGCAATCAATAGCGGTACCGCAAGCGATCCTACATTCGGATATGTTGAGATCCAGCCTACAAGCCTCGGTGTATTCAGCCAGATTTCAAAGCAGGCTAAGAAGCAGAGCCCTCTTCAGTACGAAGCTAAGACAAGGAAACTTGCTCTTCAGGCACTCCGTGCAAAGGCTACAGCTGCAATCATCGCAGCAGACCTCAAGGCTTCTACTCTGGTTGACGAAGTAACAGCAGCACTTGATGGCAGCAACAAGGGAACAGTCGGAGCTACCACACTTAGAGATCTCGTGCTCAGCTACGGCGGTGATGAGTATTCAGGCGGACAGGGCGTGCTCTTCCTTAACAAGACTGACCTTGTAGCTCTTGGTGATATAAGAGGCACCAATGAGAAGAAGGCTGTTTATGAGATCATCCCTGATGCAAATCCTAACACCGGTATCATCAAGGATGGCGGCTTAGCTGTAAAATACTGCATCTGTTCAGCACTTACCGCTTGCGCAGGAACTTCACAGAGCGCAACTGCTAAGCAGAGAACAATGGTATATGGCGATCCTAAGAACTTCGAGCTTGACCTTTTCAGTGCTTACGAAGTACGTGTTTCTGAGGACTTCGCATTCACAAGCCTTATGGACACTATTGTTGGTGACGTTGAAGTTGGCGGCAAGGTTAAGGTAAGCAAGGGCTTCGTAGCTCTTACCATCGCAAAGACCCCATAAGTAAGAGCCTAAAGGGGCTGACTATAGGCTCGCTTACTTTAACACCTGAGTTTGCAGCAGGAACTACTACATATACAACCACAACGGCAAACGCTAAGGATAAGGTTACCGCTACACCGGAAAGCTCAGATGCAACAGTGCTTATCAAGCTTAATGGTGTAACAGTTGAGAACGGCAGCGATGTAACATGGACTCCGGACAGCTCGGAGAACGTGCTGACAATCAAGGTTACCGGAGATGATGGAAGCACTACTTATACAGTGACCGTCACATCAACATACGAACCGCCGGAGCCTATTGAAAATACCTTGTCAGCATTGACAATCGGTGCTCTTACCTTAACGCCTGAGTTTAGCTCGGATGTGACATCGTATACATGTACCACATCGAATGCTACAAACAAGGTTACAGCCACTCCTACTTCAGAAGAGGCATTACTCACGATCATGGTTGGAGAGACTGAGATCGAGAACGAGTCAAGCGCAAGCTGGGACGTTGGAGAAAACACACTGACAATCACTGTAACAGGTGATGACGGCGATAATATATACACTGTGACTGTCACGAAAGAAGCGTGACTCTTATAGATAAACCCCTTGAGAGGGCTGCGGATTTCCGTAGCCCTTGACAAGTTAGGAGGACTTATTAAATGGCAATCTTAGACGATGTTAAGACAGCTTTAAGGATATCTCATACTGCTCTCGACAGTCTGCTGACACAGCAGATAAGCATAGCAAAGCAGGAAATGGAACGTAATGGGATGGATGCCGCAGTGGTTGCAGATACAAACAATCTGTTAGTCACTGATGCAATCATCACGTTCTGCCAGATGCGAAACGCTGACATTATCTCTGAGATGGAAGCATATGAGAAATCTTGGAAATATCAGTTGGACTGCTTGCGTAAGTCCACCTTTGTACCGTCTAATCCTGATCCAGAGCCGGAGCCGGAACCGGAACCCGATCCGGAACCTTCTGAAGGCGGTGATGATGATGTATAACGAAGTAATAAAACTTCGAAGCTACACCGAAACCACTGACGATTATGGAATTCCGACTCGTAAAGCAACAGATAGACAGGTCTTTGCACAGCTCAGGAGCATCGGACAGACTGAGTTTTACCAGGCTCAGGCTGACGGATTGAAGCCGACCTTCAAGTTTGTGTTGGCTGATTATTATGATTACCAAGACGAAAAAGAAGTGGTCTACAATTCGAAGGTCTACAATGTGCTCAGGACTTACAGAGACCATAACAAGATAGAAATAACCGTATATGGAGTTGATGACGAATGAGCGTTCCGAAATCAGTAGTCAAATTCGATAAGGACGGAGTGAAATACGTCTCAAACGTGGATTACTGCCAGTACAGCATCCGGGAGCTTACCCGTGCTGCTCTTCGTGACGTGGGTAAGTTTGTATCACGACAGTGTAACACGAATGCTTTTAAGCTCTGGAAAGGTCTGCGGAAGAACGGAAGGATGGCAAACAGGATAAAAGGCAAGAGTTCTGCTTTCCAGTATTGGGTCAGGGCTAAAGAATGCGACCTGCAAGTCGGGATCAAGCACAAGACCTGGTATGGTACCGAGCAGGAACTCGGAACAAGCAAGATGCCG